GAACAAGGGCAAATAAATCAGTCTATGGCTTTCCCTAATATCCAACCTGGGCAGAGTTTTAGTACTGAGGGAATGAGAGTACCTATCAATATAGATAAGATTGACAATCAAGGTAACTTAGTAGAATCTTATAAATCTGTACCTCCTGGGATACAAAACTTTCCAACTGGACCATATGCAGGAACAGTAATAGAATCACCTGCTAAATCATATGCTAGTGGAGGTCCTAACATAGGTGGAATGCCCATGCCAACTCTTCCTCAAGAAGAACCTCAGCAAGAAGAAGCTCCTCAAATGCTTGAGCAGCAACCACCCATGCATACTAATATGCATACACCTGGAAGTTTAGGGAATCATATGTATCCTTTCATGAAAAAGGGGCAAAGTGGGGAAATGTACTACGATGCAACAGCTCAAATGCAAGAAGATCAGCCGATAGAACCCATGCAAAATGCCTATTTTAAGGGGGGTTTAAGGAACAGAGTGCGATATAATAAAGCTAAGTATAAAAGATAAATTTATACTTTCGACCAAAGTACTTACTAATATATTTGTAATATGGCAACCAAAGAACAAAAATTGAACATTGCAGACATCACCTTCGACGATTTTATTGGTGATGGCTTAACTACTACAGAGGAAACTAAAGAGACCTCTGAAAACCTTGACACTTTAGAAGATGAACCAGAGGATACGGCTGATTCTGATGATGATGCAGATACTCCCGATTCTGATGATAATGATAATGAAGATACTGCTGATGAGGATAATAACGATGATTCAGACGGTGAAGAATATGATCAAAAGTCAGATGAAGAAGTATCAATTGCTGAATCTATTGCAAAAGCTTTGGGATACGATATCGAAAACAACTACGAGGATACTGAAGAAGGTCTGGTAGAGTTTACTAAAGATATTGCTCAGAACATTGCAGAAGATCAAATCAATGAATTGTTTCAACAATTCCCTCTAGTTCAGAAACATCTTGACTTTGTAATGGCTGGTGGAGATTCAGAGAAATTCTTCCAAGCTTACAATCCTAACCTGGATTATAGCCAGTATGAGATTGACAAAGGAGATATTAGAACCCAAAAGGCTTTTGTATCTGAATACTTTAAGACTAAAGGGCATGACGAAGAGTTTATCAAAGACATGCTCGAAGATTACGAAGATTCAGGTAAGCTCTATGATAAAGCTACAATTGCTCAAAAGCAACTAGCTAATATTCAAAGAGAAGAAAGAGAAAGACTTGTAGAAGAGCAGAAGCAAATTCAAGCTCAAACTGCTAAGCAGCAACAAGAGTTTTGGGAGAATGTAGCTAATGTTATTGATGAGGGTAAAGAATTTGCTGGAATCCGTATCCCTGAGAAAGAAAAAGCAAAGTTTTTCGATTACATATCGGCCCCTATCAATAAGAGTGGAGCTACTAAAAGAGATGAAGATTATGCTAATGCCGAACTTGAAGTTAAACTAGCAGTTGACTATTTGATGTTCAAGGGCTTTAAGCTTAACGATATTATTAGCACTAAGGCTAAAACTGAAAGTGCTAAAAACCTTAAAGAGAAGTTGATTAACCAGCAAGAGAGGGTTAAGAACTACGGAAAGGTTGAAAAGAAATTAACGAAATTTGATCCAGACAAACTGGATATGAAGAGGCTGTTTGAATAAACTCAAACAACAATTAACTTTTAAAATTATATAGATCATGGCACTAATGCAAGTACTTAAGACCTACTATAATGATGCTCAAATGACTGACACTAACTCGTTGGTTAATGCACTTATGGAACGTCCAGCGGAGCTCTCTCCGATTATTACTCATTTGGCTGGTCGTGAGGAGAAAAAATTCCCGTTGTCTTTCTTGACAGAAGGTGTTGGTAATACTCGCTCAATTGACCGTTATGAGTACGAATACCGTGTGAAAACACACGAAATTAATGTTCGTCCTGTTATCTCAGCAGCTCCTGCAGCAGTTGTAGGTGCAGGAGGAGCACCTTTCACTCTTACTTTCCCTGATAAGTGGTTCATTTTCCCTTACACTTTGGTATCTCAGTCTGGTGCTCTTGTTCGTATTATGAACGAACCAGTAGCTGATGGTGCAGGTTGGAAATACACTTTGAAGATTGTATCTCCTGATACTCCTAATGTAACTGTTGCTGATTGTTCTCCAGGTGCCCTTTGGGGTATGTTGTATGCTAACGTGGGTATTGACTTCTCACGTGGTAATGCATCTAACTGGACTGCTCCAGGTCTTGTTCGTTCTAAGATTGGTACTGTACGTAAGTCTTACCACTTCTCTGGAAATGCTAAAGATTATGTAGCTCAGTTCGAATTGCCTTTGAAAGAAGGTTCTAAGACTAAGTTGTGGATGGATTACGAAGAGTACCGTCACATGCTTAAGTTCAAAGAAGAGTGTGAAATGTACTACTGGTATGGTCAAAAGACTCACGATGCATCTGGTACTTCTACTATGCTCGATGAAAACGGCCAACCTGTAATCTCAGGTCCTGGTTTGCTTGAGCAAATCATTAATAAGGACACTTACTCTACTCTTACTCAAGCTAAACTTGAGGAGACTATCGGTGATTTGTTCTATGGTATGACTGATGCAACTGATAAGCAAGTGACTTTGTACACTGGTATCGGTGGTGCTCGTGAATTTGACCGTGCACTTAAGTCTTACTACTCTGCTAATTCTTACCTTCAAACTACTCAGCCAACCTTTATCACTGGTTCTGGTCGTAATTTGGGTATTACTGGTTACTTCACTACTTATGAGCACGTAGATGGTCATAAAGTAAATGTAGTTAAGTCTCCTTTGTTTGATCACGGTCCTGTGGCTCAAGCTTCTAAGAAGCACCCAGTATCTGGTCTTCCACTCGAGTCTTATCGTATGGTGTTTGTTGACCAGTCTACTTATGATGGTGAGAATAACCTTCAGATGGTAAACAAAAAAGGTCGTGAAATGCTCCGTTGGTGTGTAGCAGGTTCAGTAGTTCCAAAAGGATTTACTGAAACTGACACTAGAGCTAGTGATATAGACGGTGCTTCTGTTCATATGTTGAAGACCGCTGGTATCTTGCTTCGTCGCTTCGATACTAGTTTGGACCTTCAATGTAATGCATCGTAATTTTTATTTGGTTTGCATTAAAAAGGGGGGTAACCATTCCCCCCTTTTAAACATAAAACCCTAGGTTATTCTTTCTCCTAGGCTTAACTAAAACAAAAAGAACACTATTATGGATAAAAAAATTTTTATTAGAAGAAAAGAGGTTCTAAACCACCTTCCAAAGGAGATTAGAGCTGGAGCTAAAGTTAAAATCGGATCTATTTTCGTAGATCGTCTCCCACTCAAAGGAGTAGATGGAGAAGAAGAAGCTAAATTATTGAAAGGAATTGTAGATGTTCCAGCAACTCACCAAGATTGGCCAGCAAAAACTAAAGACTTTTGGGCTAGCCTTAGCTTAAAAGTGCCTTTTGAGGGAGTTGAATTGAACATTGGTACCCATGATGATGGTACCCCAGTAAGTCCAATGGACTACATTTACTGGAAATGGTGCATGAAACATAGACAAGTAGCTATTTCTGAAGAAGAAATGAATACAGATCCAGCTAAAAAGTTCTATATTTATGACCCACAAAAGGACTTGTTGAAGAAGAACGAAAAGGTACAAGTTAAGAAAGATGCTGACAAGGAGTTTATCAAACTCAGTGGCAACATGGATAAGGTTAAAATGCTGACTAGAGTTCTTATGGGAACAGACCCAGAAAGACTTTCAGCTATTGAACTTGAGAATAACTTGTATGACTATAAAGAAAAGAATCCAGAGAGGTTTTTAAAATATAGTCTAGATGATAACCTTGAATTGAGAGCTGAAATTGAAACTATGGTTGAAAAGTCAGTTCTTCGTAAGATTGGAAATCAAATAATCTACGAGGATGAGACAATCGGAGAGGATATCAAAGATGCAATCGTATATTTCAAAAATAAGAAAAACTCAGGTCAAGTAAATATCATGAGAGCTAGACTCCAAGAAGTGATATAAATGACTGTAAACGAGATGCATATAGCTGTCAACCTGGGGGTGCAAAAACTTGCATCCTTCCAGGCTGACAATCTGTTACCTGAAGAAATTGACTATGAGTTAAATCTTGCTACTATGAGATTCATAAAGCAAAGATATAATCCTAGTTCTAATAGACAGGGTAAAGGCTTTGAACAGTCTCAGAAAAGGATAGATGATTTAAAGCATCTTGTTACTAGACAAGATGGTAGTACAATTAGTTATGGCTATTTATCTGATGGTTTAGGGAGATACATATATACTGGTAACTATAGCAACATATATGTAGATAGGTATACTCTTCCTCTAGATTATATGTTCCTAGTAAATATTACTGCAGAAGTATACTACAACTGCAACACTTCAATATTTACTAACTATATTCCTCAGAATCAAAGTATAAACATAGTTAAATTAGATCTTACTCCTCCAGAAAGAGGATTTTTTCTAACTCAAATAGAAAGATGGGATACCCCGTCTAATATGTTTATTCAAGTAACTAACACTCCATTAGGAGAGGAAATAACCAGAGATCTTCTAATTAATCAAAATACATACTTCAATATCCCAGGATTAAAAGTAGCAATAAATGATTTTAGAACTGGTAATTTAGATGATACTGCACAAGAAAGTGCTACTGTAGATAGCAATACAATATATCTACAAAAGATAACTCCATTTGATACAGATCCTGCTACAGGATACTATCTAAGATTAACATGGATAAATGCAAATGAGGGAATGTCTAATCCTATTTATCAGAGTATTAATACATTGGTTAACAGCCAAGATATGTTGCAAAGGACAGCTCCAACTGCATCTAAAAGATTGAGTTTTTGTAAATATGCACAACATGATGATATTATCATTATGATGGAAG